TTATCGGTTCCGGCTGCGGCTTGTTCGAGCGCGGTGTACAGCGTGCCCATGCCGCCAGACAGTTGCAGCAAGCCGGCCAGTGTTTCCGCCTGTGCCGCGTCGGTCGCATCCAGACCTTGAACCAGGCTTGCAAACTGCTCGCGTGTCTGCGGGATTGCATCGACGCCAAGCATGTTCAATTGATCGATCAGTGCTTCGGTCTGCGCCGTCATACGCTCGGATTCGCTCAGGAAGTTCTGCGCGAACTGCGAAGCCGCTGCGTTGAACGCATCCAGTGAGCCGCCGAAGTGTTCAAGCAAGGTCTGCGATGCCTCAACCAGCTTGACGCCGGTTGCATCCAGGCCGACGCCGATTTGGTCTAGACCGTTCTTGACGCCTTCTGCCTGCATGGCGACACGAATCAGCGTATCGATCAGGGATTCATTCCCCTGCTGGAATTGCTCGATGCCGGGCAGCACTTGCTGGGCCAGCGCGTCGGCAGCCATTCCAGCCTGATCAATAACAGCCTGGATGCTCTCCGCAACAACTTTCCCATCGACAACGCGAATGGTCGCCTCAATATCGTGTGCAAAGTCCCCGATGCTGAGACCCAGGGCTTCGGCTGCACTTTCCCCAAGGGCGAATACGCCGGTAAACAGCTCGTCCAGCGTCGCGTTGAGTTGTGCGGCGGCTGCGTCCGCCTCCTTCAGGTTTTCTGAACGAGACAGCATCCCAGCGGGGCCGCCAAGATTGGCAAACAAATCGGTAATGCCGCCCGGCAAATCATTCGTAAATCCTTCTGAACCGAAAGTTCCGGTAAAGCTGCGGCTTGATCGAGATGTGCTGCCCTCGAACAAGATGCCATCCAGTGCTGACCCTACCGCCGAGCCGATAATCGTACCGATGGGTCCGGGCGCAATTGCATTGCCAGCAATGCCGCCAGCCGCGCCTCCGAATCCCGACCCGCCTTGGCCAAGAATCGATTGCACGCCAAATCCGGTTGCCCCTGCGCCGATCATCTGAGCCCCACCAGTACGCATCCAGTTCGCCAAGCCAGTCGCTTGGGGAAAGTAGGACGCCAGATAATCGGTTGCCGTGACCAATGCGTTGCCGGTTCCGAACAAGCCGCCAAGCTGAGAGGCTTGGCCAGCCCCGCCGCCAATCCCGATCGATCCGAGCACGCCTTGGATGCCACCACTAATCGGTGACAGCACGAACTCAATAACCGGCTTTAATACCAGCGTCTTGAAAAGATTCTTCAGCGTGTCAACGAAGTTCTCGGCAAAACCCTTGCCGTCCTCAAAGCCGCGCAGCAATGCATCGGTCAGGCTACGATTGATCTCATCCGTCGCGCGTTGCCAATCCTCTGCGGCCTGCTCTGCGGCGCGGGTCGCTTCGTCGCGGGCTTCCTGGATGCCCTCAATCTGTCGATCAAGACGGCGCTGTTCGACTTCCTCAAGGATTAAATTGGCCTGTTCTTGCTGGCCAATCAGACGCAAGGATTCCGCCTGCGCTGCCAGCGCGTCCTCTTTAACTCGAAGGCGCGCTTCATCGACATCTAGTCCACTTTGTGCAAGTCGAAGAATTTCACGGAGATCATCAGTTGCTTGTCGTGCGCGAATAACATCATTCTGCGCATCCTCCATTTCTATCAGGGATTTGGTGTGCGCTTCAACTTCGCGGTTTAGTTCTTCGTATGCGCGTTTGGCTTCCTGTGCTGCTTTTTGCTGTGCGCGGATTGCCTCGGCAGACTCTTTAGTGGCTGCGCCATGGCCCTTCGTTCCCTTAACAAGGTCGCCCAAGACAGTAAGACTTTTCGCTCCAGCAGCGACCGACGCCTCAATCTGAGCCGTCATATCTCCAAGGCCGGATGCCGCCTCAATGGCTGACGCTTGCAGCTCATCCCTTTTCCTAATCAACTCGCCTTCGGTTTGGATAAGAAGAGTTAGATCAGACTGATATTTCTCAAGCTGACCCTCCTCAAACAAGGTTAGCGATCCTCCCTTATCATTAAGAAACTCAATGTCCTTGGTTATTCTGTCAATCAGCTTTTGAGTCTCTTCAATCTCGCCGGATATCGCATCCGCTGCGACTTTGTCCGCTCCATCTCTTAATTCAGTCAATCGATCTTTAAGACGATTTGTCCGATCTTCGGCTGACTCAAGTTGAGTCACGAAATAAGCCAGTGCAGCACTCGCTGCGAAAATCACACCCGCCGGGCCACCAAGCGCCGCCATGACCGCGCGCAGTCCGCCCGCTGCGCCAGATAGCGCGATCTGTGCGGTTGCCGCAGTCTTTGAAACGCCTGCCATGCTTGCAAGCGCCGATTGATAGCGGATCACTTCAGCTTGATTGCGGGCGAACTGAACAGCAACCCCAGACATCGCGCCGACGATTCGACTGCCGAACGCAACGGCGGCAATCGATGCGACGTTTTCGATGGTTTCGGCGAGCTGCGCAGTGCTTTCTTGCGCCTCCCCCAACGTATCGCCGTATCCGCTCCAATGTTTAATTAGGGCAGCTCCCGTTTGCAGCGTGTCGCGGGCGATGCCCTGTTGACTGTCGCCAATCTCTATAAACGCAACAGCGACCGCACTGGCAAATGTGGCAATGTCACCCTTCAGTGAATCAATCTGTTTCGCGGCAACATCAGCGGCTTGGCCGTTTGATTGGAGCTTACCTTCCATCTGATCCAAGGCGGATGATCCTTGGGTCAGCAACGCAGCCAAAGCTGGCCCCGCTTCTGCGCCAAAGATGCTAACGGCCTGCGACGCAGTAATCCCCTGTCTTTCCAAATCAGAAAGAATATCCACAAACGGGCGCATGGCTCCGTTCGTCTCATAAAGATTTACGCCTAGACTCTCGGCGTTCTTCGGTAACTCATTCAAGAGCGCGCGGAATCCAGTACCGGCGCGCTCGCCATTACCGAAAGAGGTGGTCAATATGCCAAGCGCCGCCGTCGTCCCTTCAAGCGATTGATTCAACGCTGCCGCCGTAGGTCCGGCATTTCTAAAACCAACCAATAACCGATCAACATTTAAAGCAGACGCGCCAATGGATGCGGTAAAGACATCCGCAACCCGCTGAGAATCTTCTGCTTGTAAATTGAACTGCGAAATCGTCGCAGTCATCAACTCGGTTGTGCGGCCAAGATCGGCCTGGGCCGCTTCAGCTAGATTCAGAACATTCGGCAGGGACGCCATTTGTTGAGACGCGCTTTGTCCCGCAGACGCAAGGGCATAAAGCGCCTGCGTAGTTTGCTCAGGATTGAAACGGGTAGAAGCCGCCGCTCTGAGTGCGACCTTTTCCAATTGTGCCAATTCGTCCGCCGTGGCGCCGGAAACTGCGGCGACGTTTTTCATGCCCTGCTCAAAGTCGGCAAACTCTCCAAGGGCGCGCGCTAATCCAAGGCCACTCCCCAAAGCCGCAAAAGCAATCTGAACCTGACGAATCACTGCCGCCATTTGCTGCGCGCCCGATGTCATTCGGGACGTGGACTGCGTGACCTTCTTCTCGGTATTGGCAGCCTCACGCCCGAACTCGGTCAGGGTCTTTTTCCCGCGATCAAGGTCGCGCGTATCGGCTTTCATGCCGATGCTGAAAATATCCATGCGCTACCTCTTTCGTTTGCGGGATGCAGCCAGTCGGCGAAAGGCGTCGTTGACCTTTTGGCGCTGGCTTCCGTCAGTGATCACCTGCGCCACGTAAGGCGGTGCAGCAGTCTTTTTTTGTCCGTCTGAATATGCGTTGGCGTATTCAATCGAAAGGTGCCGGATGCATTGGCACTCCCAAGGGCTTAGCTTGGTTTCCTGATTGAGTTGCCAGGCGAGCAAATCCAGATCGTTGATCGCGGCTGTTGCCATGCCCGTTGATTTAATCGGGCCGACCTCGAACAAAATCTCAATCAAATGCTCGCCAACATCGACGGGCGGCATTTGCAGCAAGCTAGACCCCTGCTTGCTAAGCGTCTGGAAACGAGTTTCCTTGGCCTTTTCTGGCGTTGCCGCAAGCCATGCGGAATGCCTGACGTAAAGGCTCAGGCGTTCTCGCAGGCTTAGGTAAAATTTGCCCGGTCGTTGACGAAGTTACGCGCTTGCTCGAAAACATGCGGCACTTCGGTATAAACCTTGCGGATATTCTCAGGCGTGCATTCCATCGGACCTTTGGCGTCTGACAGCGTCCATTCCTTGGTCAACTCGACCATATCGTCGATGTTTTCCGCCGCCAGTTTTTCGGCGTCCAGTTTCTGGACGTTTCGACCTTTGACGGCCCGATCCAGCATTGCCTGTTGCTTCTTACGCTGCATGTCTCGACCCTTCTTGGAGTCCATCCCCAGCAACGTAATGGTTGCGCCTGGAATCACGTCCTCGTATAAGTCCTTGACCTGCATTTCAACGCCAGCGTCGGCTTTTGCAGCCTTCAATCCAAAAATATCCATGTCGATCCTCTTGCATAACGATCCCGATAGCCGACCGGCAGGGGTGGGATCGAACCCTTTTCGCTTGCGCTAGCCGGTCGGTTTTCAGGCACAAAAAAACCGTCTTGCGACGGCTTGTGCGATTACGGCGAGTACGGAACCTCGATGATTCCTTCCTCGGAGTTGATTTCCAGCGTGACTGACGCGCCGGTAATCTGGTCCACGCTGCCGACGTTGGTGGTGTAGCTGATCACTTGGGCCGAGAAGTACTGAACCGTGCCATCCTGCAAAGTGACCTTGAACGCATAATCATCGTCGTCGTCCAGAGCGGTTTGCAGAATCGTCTGACCAGCATCAGCAGGGACGCGCGCCAATTGCATGGTCACTGCGCCATCATTGAAAGAACCCTTGCGTTTGACCGTTGCGCGGGTGCCAAGCGGGTTATGGTTTACGACCGAGTAGACGCGACCGAACTCACCAAGATCGACAACCTCATCGACATCGGTAAAGGTCAGCGCCTCGTAGCCGGATTCAGTATTGGTGGCTGGGAGTACCGCAGAAATGCCGATTGTCGTCCCGGCAGACGTAAAGACTTGAGATGCCATGTCAGGCTCCTTTTCAGTGGATAAAAAAACGTGCAGGCGGGACGCCCAAGCACTCGGGCACAAAAAAAGCCCGCGCAATGGCGGGCTTCGTTCGGCTTCGGGTTGACTATCTAACGGCGGAGAGTTGCCGCTTCAGATGTGCGTCAAATTCTCGAATGCTCACTCTGAGCATTCCTTGCGGGGCCTTGGTACGACTATGCCCCTCGTATTCGATTCTCCGTGCGTATGGCAGGGAATTCACCAAGTAATAAACTTTTCCAGACGCTTGGCTGGTGATCCTTGCTGCCGCTGCAATCGTGCTGGCTCCGGCTTTGTCCGTCGCCGTTGTCGTTGAGGTATCCGGCGCATTCAGCGACGCATTCCAGTTGCGTCTTAATGTGCCGTCATCGACCGGCGTCTTGCGAATCACTGACGATGAAAGGTCGAGCAATACTTTGGCAACAACCTGATCCAGATCAGCGTTGCGCTTTCGGGCGTAATCAATCAGGGCGGCAAACGACTTCATTTCACAAACGCTCGCCAATAAATAGATACCGGAATAAAGAAACGGTCGCCACCCTCATCGGCTTGCCCGTTTGTTGTCCCGTAAATGGGCGCAGACGCGGAGACGCGCTCGACCCTGACCGTAATGTCATCACGGGTTAATTCAGTCCCGCGCGCAAACTGCAAAGCCACTGCATCGACAGCAGCGTAAGCGGCTGCTTTGTACTCGTCTCGCGGAGCCATGACGCTGACCTGATAGATGCCGCGATGGTCCTCGCTGCTGCCGTATTCCATGCCGACCGGCGTCGTGTCTGCGGGCAAGTAAGCCTCTTGCAGATAAAGTGTGCCGTGCGTTGGCGTAAATGGTGCATTTTCGAAGGCGGTTTCGTAGCCCATTGCCTGGAGCCTGATCGACAACGCTTCGTTAATGCTTTGGTGGCTCACTGCGCTCTCAATTGGCAGATGGTGATCACGTCAACGCCAGTCTTGCGGATTGTCTTGACATCCATCACGCGGTAAGACTTTGAGTCAACCGTTGCGGTCCATCCCTTTTGTGGGCGGACGCTGAGTTTTTCCACGATCAGGCGAATATCGCCTTGCAGGATGTTTGCGCCGTCCACGTCCTTGGCCATGTAATCCGCCGGGTATCCGTTTCCAG